CTAGATCCTCAATGTTGACCCATCGACCTTAAAAACAACCTTTCTGCCTGCTCGAGCGGGAATTGCTGACCAACCGCCAAGCTCCACCAAAACCGGAAGCAGGGCCTTGCCTATCGATATTTTGAAAGCTTCAAATACGGCATTTGTCACCCCCATCTGAAGGTTATATTTCTTTTGCGCCGCAACGGCGTCCTCGCCAATTTCCAGGCCGAGGGACCTCACAATATCCTGCGATATTTTCATGACCTCATTGTTCAACTTGAGGTATCCCGTGACATCTTGCGCCGATCTCCCGAACAGGTATATGGCCGCGGAATCCCGGTCGAGGCCCTCCTTGTACTGCATGAGAACGGAGAGGGCGTTCTGGAATACCTCTTTCCCGGAAAGAAATTCCCCGGCGCTGTTTCTCGTTACGAGGCCGAGCGAATTCATGCCCTCTTCGTTCGTCTTCATCTGGCGCAGTAGCTTGAAAAGCATGCCCTCGAAGTCCCCGGCGCTCTTGCCAATGACTTGGAGGGCCATATTGAAGCCGCTCGCCTCCTGCGTACTGATGCCAAGCACCCTCGAGAGACTGATGATGTCGCCGGTCCATTTCGTGGTTGCGGCGATGGCCTCTTTGAAAGCTGCGCCACCGGCAAGGATGGCAGAGACTTGAACAAAGGCTCCCTTGAGGCTGTTCAATCCCCCGGTAATACCGCCCAGACCTGCCTTAAAATGCGCCGATACCTGCTCAAGTTGGCCCTTCATGCCATCCGAAAGCTGCCTTGTGGAATCCTGGATCTGTCGATTGGAATCGACCATTTTCCTTGCAGACTGCTGAGAACTGGCGGCGGTGTTTTCAGTCGAGACACCGACCTGTCCCAATGCCTGGGATACGGTGTTCTGCACCTGTTGCATCACTGACAGCAACTCGGCAGCATCGGCCCCGAATTTTATTTGAACCTTATCGTCACTCATGCGTATAATCCTCTCAACTCAAACTGGAGGTTTCGCTATGCCGTTGATCGAATGCCCCGACTGCAAGAAACAGATTTCTGACATCGCCCCTGCCTGCCCTCATTGCGGGAGACCGAGAGTGCAAGCAGTCCCACAGCAGGAACAGATCGTCACAATCCAACAGAGCAGCAAGCTTTGGAAGGCGTTGATCTTGCTGTCCATTGTTGGCTTCTTTGCCAGCCTTACGGTCCAACCGCCAGGTAATGGGCCGTTGTTGGGAGCTGGATCGATCGTGCTTTTCTTCGTGGCAGTGATCGGCAAGTGGTGGCATCACGGCTAGCCCATCCTTAATGGCATCCTCGATTTCCGTCGTTTTGAACATGGCGCTATACCTCTCCGGTCACGATGTACTTTCTCAGCGCCACCGCCACCCGTCGCCAGTCGTCCTCGGTTGCGCCCAGGTATGGGCGGGGGGGCATGGTGATGGAGTGTTCTCCAATGGTCACATCCTCGGCGTAATTCGATTTCCCTCGTTTGACGAATTTGCGGCCGACCTCGCCCGTTCGTTCGTTCCGGTGAAAATAGACCGTGGACTTGCGCTCCTTCTTCTTGATCTCGCCCCCGAACTGGTGGATGGCCGCGTAAACCACGTTCGTTCCGATGGTCACCGAGTCGCTCGCGACTGTGGTGTGGATCAACTTCTGCAGCAACCCTTTCAAATTGAGAATATTGCCTGGACTTTTCCCCTTCGAAGATTTCCAACGGGCGTACGCCGCCGATACCGGCTGCCAGGGAGTCCCGTCCGGGGCGCGGTGCTCCCGGAAATTGCGCTGAATCGATTCCAGAATGATCTGGCCGATATCGGCCCACACCGGGCGCATGTTCTCCGTCCTCGCCCGGATCGCCGCCAACTTCTCCAGTACTCCCCGGTCCTCGATTTTTCCCGTGATCAGTGCGCCGGACATATATTCCTTTCGTTCACGCAGAAACCGCAGAGTAGGGGCAATTCATGAATTGCCCCTACGCCCCGCGCCACATCTGCGGAAATCTGCGTCATCTGCGGATCAAAAATTCTCCAGCTTCGGTGCCGTCATCACCGAGGGCGCGGACCTCACGGCGATCCCGCTCGTGGATGGCGGGTTCCCCTCCGGATCGTCGGCCCCGAGGGTGATCGCTCCCATCGCCACCTTCCCGAGGAACTTCACCGCGTTGTCGTAACGCTTCTCCCGGATCTCCGGGATGCTGTTGTGACGCCGGGCATAGAGGTTGTAGATCGCGACGTCGACGGAGATCTTCCGGACGATGCCGGGCACGGGCGAGAGCGGGACCTTCGCCCGGTTCCCGACGTAGCCGTCGATCTCCTCGTCGGCATCGGCGACAGCGCGCGCGACCACATCGGCATCGACCGTGCCCGCCGCGGCGTCGTCGGTCAATCCGATCAGTTCGGCTTCGCTCAGTTGATCCTGTACGTCTGCGAGTGTCGAATAGGCCATGATGGCTCCGTTCATAATTTCGGGTTACAGCTGCAATGAGACTACCGCGCCAAGCCTGGCAATACGTTCCAGCCAAGATTCTTCATATTCGGGTGGACGGATCATCCTTGAACTGGTTTCTGAGTTCCTCCGGGTAGCCCCTCAGATCGGGCTGCCAGGCATCCAGGCCCGCCTGCCCTACGTTGTAGCGCCAGCCCTCGTCGGGACGCCGATCCGTGCCCTTCGTTTCGACCTCGAGGCCGCGTTCGCCCACGTCCTCGGCAGACAGGGTCGTCACGTAACAACGGCAATTCCAGCCATTTGGAGGGTACCATTGGGTCCAAAACGGATGGCGATAGTCATAGATTTTGCCGTCCTGGGCCGCATGATCGGGCCTGGTCACGGCATCCAGAACCGCATTATATTGCCAGTAAGGCCGCATTTCCGCGACTTCCATCTGTTGGGTATAGTGCCCGACGCTGTAAGCAGATTGGAGGTTTGCCTGGAAGATGGTGTCCAATCGATGGCCGGTGAGGCGCTTCATGGGCTCTCCATCCGGCCCGACCGTCCATGCCTTCTCTCCCTCGGGTGCAAGCCAACCCTTGCTCTCGAGTGTCGGCCGCAGAGATGCTTTGAACTCCTGGATGCTTGTGCCCTCGTCCAGCGCCCGCTGGACCGCTTCCCGGATGTCTACGAGCACATCCATGGCCGTCACCCTGGCAACGGTGAATGCACGCGCATTCGCCTGTTGCCAGAGTTGCCGCCAGCCATCGGGAGTCAATACAATCCCTTTGGATTTGAAGTATTGGATGGCTTCCTCGAAAGGCAAATTGAACGGCAATACCTCAGACATCGCTGCCCCCCCGTGCCGATGCGGCGTAACCGGCCAGCGCTGACGCAAACATCGCCCGCGTCAGCAATTGCCGGTAACCGGATCGGTCAAGCTTAGAATAGAGCCCGTAAAGCTGCCCTCCGATCTCCTCGAGGCTGGACGCCCCTTCCACGGAGTCCAGAACGGGCTTCAGCAGCGTCCGGAGCGCGTCCTGCCCCCTGGCAACTGCCGCTGCTGCCATCCGGTCCAGTTCACTCTGGTCAAAGCGCATCCCGCCCGGCTCGGCAAAGGCCGAAGAGGGCAGCATTGCAGCAGCTTGGTCCGGTTGCGCCCGTTGAGGCAGGCCAATGACGGGCTCGCCGGGCTGAGCGAGGGGCAACCCGTACGTGTCGGGAATGTACCTCTGCGCCACCCGGTTCCCCATGCCCATGTCCACCAGGAGCACTTTGTCCCTGTTGGCCAGGGTCACGAGGTCTTGCTCGGGTTGGGTCCGCCTCCAGACACGCGGATAGGCCGATCCGCCCACGGCCGGGAAGTTATAATCCACGAGCCAGCGCACGAGGGTCCGATTGATCGATTCACACATTGAATCCGCGTCTGATTTCAGGATGTCTCTCCGCACCTGATCGTGGACCTGGCCGAGGCTATAGCTGCCGCTCTCTCCCGGTTCGCTCGTGAGCGTCTGGCCGAGGAGGATCTTCGAGATCGCCTGGTCGAAGTAGTTGCAGAGATCCTGGTAGGTGACGGTGCCCGTGCGCGCGGCCTCAAGGAGTTCGACCGCCATCGTGTCCGGAATCCGGACCCCGGTCTGCTGTTGGATCGCCGAGATGGCGTCGAGGAGCTTATCCTTATCGACTTCGGACGTTCCGGACGGATACTTCCCGAGCACGGTGGGGCTGCCGAACTTTTCCGCGAAAACCATCCAGAATCTGACGCCGTTCTTCTTGAACCAGACCGGCCAGTAGAGCTGATGGCCGAGGCCAAGGCCGTACGGGTTGTAATCGTGCCCGCCATAGGACCAGGTCAGAAATTTTCGGGTGGGAACGGCCTCGCCATCGAAGGAATTCCAGGGCGTGAGCAGGCGCAGATTCCCATCGACATCGAAGACGAAGCGGCTGGGACGGCGGCCACGGAATTCCTTCACCCATACCTCCCCCTCCGATGCCTCCCACATGACTTCCACGGGCTTATAGCCCGTGAGGACCGCCTGCATGAGATCCGTACAGAGCCGGTCGAAGTTGGCCTCTCGGAGAGCCCGTCCGACGAAGTCGGCTTTCTTTGCCTCTTCTCTCCCCGCGCCGGCCGGCTCCACCTGCCATTCGCAGGATTGGACGGCCAGCGAACGCACCTGGAGTTGTGCGAACACCTGCCAATCGCGTTCGAGTTCTTCGTAGAGCCGGACGCCGCGCCCGGCGCTCTCGGACCGCAGCACCGCATCCGGATTCTCCAGGCGCGTCAGCCAGCCCGAGAAAATGTCGATATCCTTCTCGACGGTTGCGACTTCGGTGGTCACGGGCTTTCTCAGGTTTTCGTCAGGCATCGTATCGCTCCAAACGGTGGGCGGCGCTACGCTTCGCCCACCCTTGTATCTGCGTCCATCTGCGTCATCTGCGGATCAAAAATTCTCCATCGTTGCATGGATGCGTTCGATCCCGGTCCCTTTGAACTCGACGGGGCCTGTGGGATTCTCGGATGCATGGATCGCCAACATATGCGCCCAGAACTCATCCGCATGACCCACCTCGGAACGGTCGGCGTCGAACCTGGGGTTTCCCGCCACCGTGGTGACCTTGCGAACGGCATGATGCGATTCCCGGATGGCCTTTTCCGGTGGGATGCGAAGGCTGCGGTCTTCGAATCGTTCCTTGCCAACGGTCGCAAGGTGCTGCTTGACGGGACCGGTGAAAAGCACTCCCTCCACCCGATATTGGCCGTAGCGTCGTTGGGCGTCCTCCACCGGTTTCTCACCCATGCCGGTCTGGTCCATGCAGAGGCGCCTGACATCGTAGGCTCCCATTATTCGATCGAGTTCGGCATCCTGTTCGGCGAAGGTTGCACCTTTCATTCGGATTACTTCGCGGGTCCACAGGATATCGCCCACCAATTCCAGCACCCATATGACGGCGAGATCGCGGCGGCGGCCGATGTCGTTCCCGACGTAGCACGGCCCTCCTTGATATGCGCCTGGCTGTCCAGCCAGATCGTTTTCAGCGCTCGTGATGAGGTCCCAGGTGATCCATGCGGTGGCTTCGTCAACGGGATTGCACATATATTCCTGCTGCCAGGTCTCTTCATCGCTCGCCTGGTCGCGCAACTCATCGAGCCAGGCATCCCGTTCGGCGGCGCTCAGCCTCCGTCCGAGGATTCTGTCGGCCAGACCGTCCCGTACGGCATCGAGGATCGTTATGGTATGCAGGCTCCACTTGCTGCCTTCCTTGCGTGCGTCCTGAACCATCCGATAGTATCGATTGCCCTTGCCGTTGTAGGTGGAGAGGACTCGTACCGGGAAGCCCCAGGTGATTACCGGGATCGCCGCCTTCCAGAGTTCCTCCGGTTGAGCGTGGAACGCGAATTCATCGAGCACGAGCTTCCCGCCTTTGGAGCGGAAGGCTTTCGGGTTCGAGGAGAGGGCATTGATCCGTTTCCCGTTGGCGAACTCGATGGTATAGGCTTTGATGCCGTTCTTCGAGTCAATCACCACTTCGCCCAGGTGCCGGGCTGCGATGGAGAGGAGTTCGACCCACTGTCCACAGTACCGGATATATTCCTTCGCGGCGGAGTCGTCGGCCGATGAGAACCAGACGTCCATGCCCCCGGTCTCCCTGGAGGCGTCGATTGCATCCTCATAGGACTGCGCGTAGGTCATGCCGATCCTTCGACTCTTTTCGACTATCTTGAGCCGCGACTCGTCGGCAATCCATGTCGCCTGGTAGGGAAGAAAATAGTCTCCGCGCATCATTTCCTCGTGATCCCAAGCACCTGTTCTTCGATCTGCCGGATTGCATCTTCGGAAAGGCCGCCTTTGCGGTCCGATTTGTCGACCGATTTCGTGCGCGCCTTGAGGTCCCGCACGAAATCCATAACCTGCTTTACATCGCGGAGCGCGGCCAGGTTGATGGTGCCGGGATTCGAAAGCATGCCGTTGAGTTTCATCTCGATGGCCTCTTCAAGCGCCTTCACGGCATCCTCCTCCGTCCGGATCGACCGGAGATTTTCCTGCTGTGGCGCCGCGGCCCGGCTTTTGATGGCTGTCTCGGCCGCCCGTTGGACGATGCCGTCTATGGCGGCGGCTGCAAAAGCGTCCTGAGGATTCAACGTCTTCAGGCAGTGCCGGAACAGTTCCGCATGGAGCACGATCCGGTCGGTCCGGACCGAACTCCTGGCTTGCCGGATTCTCTCTCTTTTATCCTGCCACGAGTAGCGCTCGCTCCATCGCTTCAGCGTGGACATCGATATGCCCGTCAATGTGCTCACCGCATCGAACGTATGACCGTCGACGCAGTAGAGATCCTCGGCTCGTTCGACAGCTTCCATCGAGTATTCTTTGCCCTGGAGTTCCTCTGCCATCTCTAGCGCCCCAGGATTTCTCTGATTTCGGCCAGTTCGGCGAGAACGGCCTTGTATTCGGTCTGAGCCTCATCGAAATCGAATGCCTGTTCCTTGATGATGTCAGCCTTCATTTCTTCCAGCGGCCTCACCTTCGCAAGCCCCGTTACGATGGCCTCGCGCAGACCTTCCAGTTTCAGCTTTATCCGGGCGGCTTCCCTTTGGAGTTCGCCGCGCCGCCCCTCATAGAGCAGTCTCTCCTTCATGCTTCTCTCCCCGTCGCATCCTTTTTCAGTCGCACCATGGGACAATATTGGTTTCGATTCACGTCGTCGCAGACGCGCGTGATCGTCTGGGTATTCATCACGATAATGTCCTTCAAGTCCCCGGCGAGACTCTGGTAGTTCTCAACGAGCAACACGTTGTGTTCGTACATCTGCCGCACCTCCTTGAGGCCGTCCTCATAGATGCGCCGCTGGTCGGTCATATTCTCTCTATACTGCCTCAACGTCCGCTCATGAGCCTTATCGCTCAGGTACCAGAGCACCAGGACCAGACCCGGTATTCCGAAATTCGAGATGATTTTTACGATGCCGTCCAGGGAAAGAATGTCCATTCAGCGCTCCGGATTCGATAGTTATTTCTTCGCCGCCGCCTTTTTGTCCATCGAGCGGGCCACCGCATATCCGCTATATCCAATGCCGAAGGTGGCCCACAAGCCGTCAGGTATCGAAGAGAGCCATGCCTGCATCCCCCTGGCTATGGATATGGCCAGGTCCGGCTTGAATGCCGAGAGAACACCCATTGGAATCGATGCCAGAATCATCAGATAGACCACATAGAGGAACGTGGGCCGCGCCCTCGACGTCCACGGGTCGGACGATTTGGCTTCGGCCACGATGGCCGACATGCTCAACTCCAATTCTTTCAGCCCACCCTCCTGAGTGAGTTTCATCAATTCGAGTTGTGCCTGAGCCTTTTGTTGAGGGTCGGGGAAAAGCCGATCGATCAGTTTCCCGCCGATCCCGAGTGCCACTTCGACTAAACTCAGAACGCCCATTTCGTTCCTCCTATGCCAATGCCCGCCGGACCCATCCGGCGAGGAACTTTTGCATCTTTTTCTTGATGGCGAGATCCACGTAAAATGCGATGGCGCCCAGCCGCAACTCCGCCAGGAGGTGCGCGGGGTGCGGGTGGCCGTTGCATGCTTCGACGGTATCGATCCCGAGTTTTCCGTCCACATTGAGGGCGGCCGGGCTTGTGTGGTTTACGGCCTCCTGGAGCAGGACATGCGCGCGGCGAGGCCCGGTATTCACGGACAGATCGAAGACTTTTCCCGCCAGCGAGTCATCGACCAGCAAGCCGCAGCCGCCCGGCTGCCAGAAATCATCGAAGTAGATCTTGATTGCCCGGTCTCGTGTGAGGTTCTTGATATCGAGCTGCGGATAAGACCTTTTGGAGATCCCGAAATTGGTCTCACCTCCAGGATCTGAGGGATCGTTCACGTACCCGCCTTCGTATTCGAGCGTGTGGGCAATTGCCTGTTTGGCCCGTTCCTCCATGTGGTCTCCTTTGCGTTTTCCCGCCGATGCCGATCGGCAAGATCTACAGCGCGGACCTCCGCGGGCCGTCCTCACCCAGGATGGCAACGCCCCGTTCGATCCGCAGGTCCATGATGAGGCTGAAGCTCTCGGCCCATCGGAACGCAGTGTCATAGCTGATTTCCAGGTCCCGCGCGAACTCCGAGAGTTTCACTCTCTTTTTCGTTTGCAGCCGGTGATAGAGGGCCACACACAGATCCCGTTGTTTCCCTCCGTGACCGCCCTTGCCCATGTGCTCATCCCCATGTTTGCGACGTTACCGGCTCTTGGGCGTACGCCTGCGCGGAGAGCCATTCCCCTCGCGTGGATCCTCCAGGCGGTAGGCAAGGTAATTGATGAGGTTCGTCTTGTCCCCGTCCGACAGCCACCGCACGTCATCCACCTTGTACATGCGACGCACCAAACCGCGGATCGTCCCGGGCTCGTACCCGAGATCGGCCCAGAGGGCCAGGATCTTCGTGACCTGGTTGTCGCCTTCCACCCGCATGGCGTAGCCCGCCTCGGGGTCGCCCTTCTTCCAGTCTCTGAGACTCTTTGGGACGGGCGGGTTAAAAATCTTGAAGGAGCAGCGCTTTGCCAGTTCCTTCAGGACCTGGTCCCGCTCGCCCAGGCTCATCTCCGTGAGACCCGAAACCTTTCGCCTGACCGTCGCTCCGAAAAACTCAATCCAGAAACCCTTGTGCTCGTGATACGGAAAGCCCATCCTGACAGCGGCCCGGTGGAAAATCGTGTTCTGGCTGCTGTAGACCTCCGCGGCCGTCCGCATCGTCATTTTCGGCTGCGACATTTTTTCTCCTTTTGGGGCGGGGATGCGGTGGCCATGCCAACCGGCGAGGCCGAGGGCCGGGATTGGGTGGCTTTGATCGCTCCGGCAAGCTTCTCCAGGTCGATAACCACCGCGGGCCGCTCGCGCACCGCACCGATCCGCTCGGCCACCAGGTCGAGATTGGGCTCGATCCGGAAACGATCCTCCGTCTTGCGCCTCGCGCCGCACCTGGCCAAGTCGTTATCCGGAAGCTTTTTCAGCGCGTTTTTGTCGATTTTTTCCTTGACCTCGATGCAATCATCCCACCCGAGCCGACGAAGGGTCGCGATGACGGCCGCATCCGTTCCGACCGGAATCTCGATGGATTCAGCCACCCGGAAGGCGATCCGCCCGAAAGTGAGCTGCTTCGACCGCCTCACAGCGAATTCACTTTTCCGACTCTGGCAAAAGGCGGCCGCGAGCCATTCGAGCCCCGCCCGGCACTCCCTCATGGCAGTGAGCCTGGCGGAGTACTCCTTGACCAGATCGTAGAGCCGTCCGCCCATATCCGCCTCGATGGCAGCCATTTTAAGGTCGAGTCGCCCGAGGTCCTCAAGGAGGCGATCCACATCTCCCCAATCCGCCAGCTCGCGGACACCGGGAGTAATCGATAGATCGAGTTCCGGTAGCGCCATCAGTGCACCCCCGCAGGCCCGGTCGTCTCGTGGTGGCGGCCGGCCAGTTCCCAAAGGAGTTGGTTTGGGACCGTGCGCAGTTCGGTTTCAGCCCGCTGACGCAAGCCTTCGAGGAGATGCGGATACCGGGCGAAGTCAACTCGCATCACCGAGCTTTCCACGGTCTTTGCGTGGCGCTCCCTCTCCACCTGAGCCTTCCCGGGTTTGTCTGCCGTTCCGCCATCCGTTGCTCCCGCCAGGCCGGGAACCGCCCTTCGTTGCGCCATCATTCGGCGGTAGCACTGCTCGCAAAGCCCTCTGCAATGTTGCGGTTTCTCCCCGCACTCCGAGCACATTCTGCGTTCCGCTGTTCCTCCGTCCGTTTTGCTCCCCACAGACTTCCCTCCTTCTCCGTTGGTCTCTTCCTCACCGGTTGGTCTCTCCCTCATCGGCCGGCTCGGGCAGATTTCTTCCACCCGCCAATTCTGCCGGGTCTCGAAAGAGGTTATGAGTCCTTCCCATTCCGTGCATTCCTCGCAGACGCCGGACTTGAAAAGCTTCGGCCGAACCTTTTCCTCCGGCGAAAACGCCTTCTCTTCCCCGCGCACCCATTCGGCGATGGTTATCCGCGCCCGGTTCACCCTGCACTGTGCCGGCGAAATTCGACCCGCGGCGCATGCGAACGTGTGCCGCTCCAGCCATTCATCATGGGATGTCTCCATCCGCCCCCCCCCTTGCAATAGAGAGGGCTCTCGCCCGTTGTATGCTCCCGCCCATCGTGCGCCTCCGTCAGTCGATCGCGGGAGGGATAACAAAAACCCTGTCCCCGATCACGCGCAGGCCGTAGCCGAAGCGAAGCAGCCGCGCCATCCTGTCGTAGTAATCCGGGTCCTGGATGTAGCGCTCGAACCGGACCCCGGTGAGTTCCCTCACGCGGCCTCTGAGGAAGCGCGCGCCCAGTTCGTCCAGCCGCTCATCCGTCAATACGACACAGTCCATCAGAGAATCTCCCCCTGCTCTCAGATCCTGCATGGCCGCCTCCCTTTGATGCCCTCCTTATCCGTGAGCACCGTGACCGCCCGCTTCCGATAGCGGTCCACCAGCACGATCACGCCCACCCGGTTGTTCCAGTATTCATCGAGCTGCCGGATCTTTTTGAACCGCCCGTCCGGCTGCAGATCCCACAATACCCGCTGTTCCCGGATCTGGGTCCCCTCCGCGATGATCCGATTGAGCCCCGCGATGCTCGGCACAGCGCCCCGCCGTTCCTTGAACCGTCTACGGAAATGAGGCGACATGCCGGTCACAATGCGCTCCTCACTCATGTCCGCTCCCCGTTTCCGCTCCGGGCGGCGAGCAGCTCCGAAGCCGTGCGCCGCTGGACCCACCCCTCTATGACTCCGGGCACAGGGGGCACCCGCACCGGATTGTCACTTGCCCGAAGGTGGGTGGCCGCCGCCCACCGGGCCGCCAGCCCGCGATCCAGGGCCGACCAGGAGGCGATGGCCGCAAAGCCCGGGGGGCCAGCCATTACCAGGGAGAGCAGATCAAAAAGCTGCCTCACGCCCGGTATTTCGATCCAGCCCTTCTCACGGGTATACCGGATGAGATTCCGCCGCGCCTCGGCGAGACTCGGCCGCATCGGCAACGATCGAGCCGCGATCCGCTTCAGCTTTCCATCCGACTCCTGGCAAAAAGCCCCATATCCCTTAGCCTCGTTCCCCGCCAGAAAAACCACCCTCTCACGCGTGTGGTCCAGGTAACACTCCGTCAATCCAATCTGCCGGGGTTGCATCAGTCGTTTACGCTTCATTCCCGCTACCTCCTTTCGGCCCGCAACCCGGTTACCCTTCATCCATTCTCTCCGGATCGGGCACTATCGCCTCCAACTGGTCCGCCACTCGCCGCAACATCAACACAACGGCGTCGATTCGCTCCTGCGCCGGCAAGCCGTCGCCTCTGCTACCAAGAGCCTTGGCGGCTTCCAACAGCAGCCCGACAGCCCCGTCGATCGGGGTAGCCGGATCGGGCCCCGGCGCTTCGACTTCCCGTGGAACGTTTTGACCTTGTAACAGTCCCGGAGCCGGCTCCCGCTTCATCTTCGAGAGTTTCCGTTTGCTGGGTATCGCGGGCGGCTTCGGCCCGGGATCCTTCACCAGCGCATACGCCAGGTGTTTTGGACCGATCGTCCGCTTCACCCGCACGATTCCAGCCAAGGCCAATCTGCGGAGATATTCGCCGCAGTAGTGCCGATCCGACCCGCTCAACTGCACCACGCTTGCGACCGTGATTGCATCCCCGCACTTATTCAACCCCCGGACAACCCTCCACATGCAGTCGGCAATCGGAGACTCCGCCTGCTTTTCGTGCTTCCCCAGGTAGCGGTAGCGCCCGCCATTCGACACAACCTCTCCCATACGGGCCAACTCTTTGAGGCTGATTCGCACTCGCTTGAGTTCCACCCGGGTCTGCACTCCGATCTCATCGCCGAGAGTCGCGGCATCAAAATCCCCGAGCCGCACCGCAGCCTCCCGCACCACCTGGACGAACGGCTTGTCCGGAAGGGCCTTCGTCATTTGCGCCCTCCATCACCGGCTTCGGTCGGCATGTGATCCATCCCGATGGTCTTGCTACGCCCCAGGCGGCACCGGTTTTCCATGCCCTTCAAAATGACGATGGAGCGGCGCACGTTTCCCGAGGTCCGTTTGAGGATGCGCGGGAGAACCTCTTCTTCAACCGGGTAATCCATGCATTGGTCCGCAAAAATCCGCAGGTCTTCCGCCGATAGCGGTTTGGGTTCGGTAATGTACAGAAACCGGTCGAAGAAAGGCCCGAGCCGCTTCAAACGCTGCACCGCCCCTTCGTGGCCGATGAGGAGAAAGGGGTTCTCCGTGAGGTCGTGGATGTCACGAATGGATTCCAGGCAGGATGTAGGCGGCAGGTTGATCTCATCGACCACGACCAGGCGCTTCTTCTCCTTGAGAGCTGTCAGGACGTCATCGAAGTTGTCCCGGTACCGCTTCTTCGGCACGATTCCGAGTTCCAGGGCGAGCTCCTCGAGAAACCACCCTTCGGACCATCGCGCTTTGCTCCGCAGGTAGATCGATCCGTTATTCGATGTATACCAGATCGCAGTGCGGGTCTTCCCCAGCCCCCGGCATCCGGCGAAAAGCCCCATGCCTGGCACTCCCGCTTCTACCGATTCGAGGCTCCGCGCCACGTTTACGAAGGCTCGCACATTGGCCATTTCAGCGACAAATTTGTTCTTCACAGATAGCTCCTCTTTCAGGCCGTGCCCGCCGCGCTGGTTTCCCCCGTGCGCACCTCATCGAGCCAGTACCGCACCGTGGAAAACTCACGCCTGATGTAATCCATGTGTTCACGATCCTCGGGCGTCAGTCCCACCGCCCGCGCCTTCGCCTCGTACCACCTGTAAAGCTCGATGGGATTGTCGAGCAGTTCCAAGGGGTAATGCTCCCACCGCCCCGGGTCCCGATCCGTCCTTTCCGCAGGAGTCACCGGGGCCTTGTCCCTCGTGTCGTGGTTCCCGGCCACATCCTGAGATGCCGCAGCCGCATGGCGGTCCACTCTTTTCCTCTTGGCCGCCAGTTCCAGCACCTGTGCCGGATTATCACCGCCCAACTCATCGGCCAGCCCCCTGGCAGGCGCAGGCGCTTTCAACGCCTTCTCCGCTTCCCGAATCCCCGGGGTGTCTGCTGCCGCATGGAAGGCAGCGGGCCCGGGAGGTGGAGTGTCCATGATCTCACCGGAATCCACGAGCACCGTGTAAGGGTCGGGGGTGTTCCGGGAGATTGTTTCCAGCGCCCGCACCTTCTCCTTGAGCGCCTTCAAATGGCGCTTCTTGGCCGCCAGATAATCCTCAAGCGACTTCCCGCTCAGCGCCTGGTCGCTGGCCGTGCACAGATAAGCTTTCTCCACGGCATCGAAAACGTAGATGAGCCCCGCATCGGTCACGTCGCGCCGCAGTTCGACACGCCATCCGACAAATTCCACCAGGTCGGGAGATACGTAATGTCCCCCGTCGAGTGCGATCCCCTTCTTCCCGACCATCCGCTCGGCAACCGGGGCCAACAGGATATCGAGCACGCGCGGATCGCGGATCTTCGGCGGCTGCCGGCGCGATTCCGTTGAAACGTCGAGGGGTGTCCGCCCTTTGAGCCCCTTGTGGGGTGTCCGCTCATAGACGCGGATCCACTTGTCGGCCGCCTCCTGGAGTTCCCTCATTGTGAACGGCAGCATCACTTCGCTTCCCGGCTCGAAGATCTTGGCGGCCCAAGTCTCACGCTCCCTGAGCGCCTGCCGATCGGCCACCGAATGGCCGCAGTACCCGGGCAGGATTTCAAGCAGACCGCGCGTGCAGGTGCCCAAAAATCGCTCGATGAAAGGCTTGGCTTCCGGAGTGAATTTGGGAAGAGGGGGCGTGTCGATCCGGAGCGCCGCCGTGATGGCTTCCACGTGCTTGCTCGAATAGTCTTTCCCGTTGTCTTTGCGGATTCGAGCGGGCTTTCCCCAGTCGAGCAGGCCGCGCCGCATGAGGGCGGCCACGCCGAGGGATTTGCTGGTGGGACTCACGATGAGCCGGGCGCAGCGCGAGTAGACATCGATGAGTCCCATGAGGGTGCACCGGATCTTGTCGGATGTGATGACGTCGGCCGGAGTGCTGTCCATTTCCCACGTGTGCCCGAAATGAGGCGTGTCGGCCGACATGTCGCCAAATGCCGCCTGGAACTTATTCTTCCACTTCCTCGGGTCGGTCTTGAATGTCCAAAATTCCCTCTCCCGAGGGTTGGCAAGGTACTCGCGAACGTATCGGTAAACGGTCTTTTCGTGAGGGGCCGTATCCTTGAAAAACTGCTCGATCCTTTCGGCGATGCGGACCGGACGAAGCGATGGGTTGGCGGCAAGTTGGCCGGCGATGAAGATCTGGATCTCCGGGGCAATGGCCGTGCGTTCGCCCCGCTTGTCCGATCCGTGATCCGATATCAGGCCCGGCACCCCGTAATCCTTGTAGAACTGCCGCCACCGGAAGACGGTCGGGCGCGAAAGCGCTTTCACCTGGTCGTAAACCCAACCGGGGAGGTTCGGAATCGCCCGGCATTTGAAAAGCGCGTAGTAATCGGCATCCACCCTGGTAACCGGCAGCCTGCGCGCCGCCGCGTACGAATCCAGAGACTTCAATATCTCCTCGCGGGCTTCCGCCCGCCTCCGGCTCCACTCGGGCGCAGCCTCGTACTTCGCGAGCACGGCCTTGATGCGCTCCTCGGGGATCGTAGCCCCCGGGTCTTTTCGGGTGGAGGTCGATTTCATTTCAACGTCCCGGCTCTATGGTCGGCGGCAGAACACTCACGGCAAGAACTCTCCGGGGCAACCCTTCGCCACAAACCAATCCCTGATCCGCGCAGATTTCAACTTGCCGACGATGAACAGCGTTATCGCTGCCCGAGTCACGCCGAGCGCGCTTGCAACGTCCGTCCGGCGCAGGTAGTTCCTCATGAGCCATCGCTGCAGCTCCTCGGCCCGTGTTCTCCCCGCCTGGAATGTCGCCGTTTTCCCGCTGGGATCCACAGGTGCGGGATTCCCCCCGATTGCCGGCTCTGCTGAGACCTTCGCAATCCCCGCGCGCTTCACCTGTGCCCGCGGCTTCTGCGCGCCGCTCCCGCTAACGTCGCGCCCGACTCCCGTATCCGTTTGCAGGCATGCGCCCGCGTTTCGCCTCATATCCCAATCCTTTCCCAGACCCTCTGCTCCCGCTTCCGGCTTCGCCGCTTCTCGGCCGTCACCAGGCCCAATTCGTAGATTGCAGCTTCGTCGGCCGAAAGCACCATGAATCCCGCCCGCTCCAATGCCGCCTGCAGGATGCGCTTGTCGCCCGTGATGGCCGCAAGCGCCGCCGCGAATTCCAGCGGGATCCTTCGGTCTCCTTTCCCATCGGCCACCCAGTTGTTGAGGGAGTGCACCGATACCTGTTCGCCCACCAGGCGGGAGAGTTCCTTTGCCACCGTCTCCCGGTCCATCTCGCAGCCTTCCAGAGCCGTCTTCAGCGCCTCTCTGACGAACTCCTTCACGCGCAGAGCGCCTGCTCTGAGGCCCGCGCCCTTCGATCTCGACATTTGGAAGGTCAACTGGATCGGTTTTCCGCTCATTTTGTCCAATCCAAACCCGGATTTAGACGTTGCAGCCCCGCGCCCCGCGTGGTACTTTCGGGTGTCGGGGGTTAAAATTGTTTACTCAGTATCAGTCTATATAATTAGAAAGGCAATTTTGTCAACAGAAAAAATACCTTTATGGGCAATACAGATGAAATACTTGTGCGCTTTAAATCCGCTTACGGGATCAAATCCGACAAAGAGGTAGCCAGTCTGTTTGGTATTTCGCAGCCCGACTTCGCCAGGCGAAAGCAACGTGGTACTCTGCTGCAATTAATGATCAAGGAAGCAATTGCTCAAAAAGTCAATTTGAATTGGCTTTTAACAGGCGAAGGAGGGATGTCCATTGCAGGCGAACACTGCGTGGCGCATTTTTCGCCTGTTGGTCTGCCCCCAGAAATCATCGATCTCCTGGAGCGTGCCAAATTGGTCCTCATGAGCAAGAACCCCATCGCTTCCGATGCACTCCAGCGGAATATCAACTACTTCGCCTATGCCATCGAAAAGGAGGAGGAACTCTCAGAGATGAAGGATTCTTTGGCCGCGATGAAGGCAGAAATCGCTTCTCTACGAGAAGCCCTCACAAAGTGCATCCCCCGCGATGATCCGGGGGAAAGCGCGGCCGAGGAGGGACGGCCCGAATCGAAAGGAGAGAAGGTAGCGTGA